TAGCTAAGCGGAAGAAGAACTTCAGCCAATGGATCAGGTTGAAACTCCATGAAGAACGTCGAGTAGCACGTGAACTAATGCAATTACAAGAGGATTTGACTCAAGCGCGCTCTGCTATCCAGCAATACGTCAAAGTTGTCGATGAGTTAAGCAGGGAGTTGGACAAACAATGAGACAAAAAGAGCACTCTCGAATGGTTAAGCTCTACTTTAGAGACCAGGACAAAGTAATGAGATCCATTCCACACCTGGAGGGATTGGTTCGCGGTGATGAATTGCGTAAAGTGTATGCATTAAAGCCAGGTGGCAATCGACATTGTATCTACATTCTAACAGATGGTGATGACTAATGAAGATACAAATGACATTCACGAAATCTTTTTCTAAAGCTTGCATTATTTGTGGTTCTCGAGTTTCAACGAACTCTCGATCTAAGAAATGTGGAAGATGTGTTCGAGTTAAGGCTTCTTATGCGCTTTCTTCATGTGCTCTAACCAAACAGTCTTAGATTCAAACTTCTTTTTACAGTGAGGGCACTGAATTGTTGGAATCATTTTCTCGACTTCCTTGGCATGCCCAGGGCGGCTCGAGTTTTTGCATGAGCCTTTTCCATCAATCCAGTCACCTTCGTGCGCGGATGCTTCTTGATTAGTTTCGATAATTGGATCCCGAACTCTTTAGAATACTTTGAGACCTTCTTTCTTTTCTTTTTTGGTTTTGCTGCTTCGATTGCACCTTCGCTCTCTCGTTCTGAACTAATCAATGAGCGTAGTGCTTCATATTCTTCTAATGTTAATGTTACATGTGCCATATTAATTACTCCTGGTTAATGATGCCGTCCACATTCCGATTGCAATCGCCCTGGCTATTGGTGCCAGGCGTGGATTGAATATTCCGATCATCGTGGCTTTACTAGCTAGTCGACGGTCATCCGCGGACGTACATCCTCCCTTCGAGCACGAAATATCGTGATTTCTGCAAGCACGATCCAGGGAGTCCATTGGTTTTACCGACCAATCAACTCTCGAATCGTTTGCAGCATACGGTTTACCACCTGTCCAATTAGGACCGCAGTAATTACCATGTATCTTTACCAAGGGTTTAACCCCCCATTCAAGCAGATAACAATTCAGATTGCACCAGGGCACTATAAATCGAACTCGATGCTTTGGCTCTAAAACCGTACATCTTGCCTGTGATCGCTTTTGCACCTGCATTATTGTTACCTTGTATTTGAGTAAAGAAGTCGTTAGTTGCGATGATCGCAATGTATTCAAGACCAGTTGGTGGGGTCTCCATGCTTGTTCGAGTAAAGCCAACACCAGCGGAAGCAGCTGCCAATGCAACATTGGAGCGAATGTCCAGAGTTGTATTTGCTATGCAAGCACTATCCGCCAGAGTTGCGATTGCGGTAAAAGATGTGCTAGTCAAGCTGCAATTGGTTTGAGTGTTGACACCAGGCACAACATCAGGTGCGGTTGGATCTAAATTAATTGCTTGAACAACAAACACTTCATTGTCCAGGGGATTGAGTTGAAGATCAACTCTAGCCTGGGTAAAAGTGTTCGCTGCGCTTTCGGGATTACTAAATCCAATCGTAATTAGAGAGGAAGTCTGGGTCAAACCTTTGATTGCCATGTGGTGTGGTAACTACACTAGGTTTATTAATTCATGTGCATAACCAATAATGCCATTATCGGCGTATCCTACTAGTTGCAGTTAATCTTCTGATCTAAATTAGGTTTTGACTTCACTGCGAGGGAAAGCCACAGGCCACGGCCGGTGCTGCTTCGCAAGCATCCGCGCCTTTCCCTATACTACCGCTAGTCACCGGGGGCCTTGTACCTATGAAGTTTGCACCTACATGGGTCGTGCGTGCGCATAGATTTAAGGCAACAGCAATAGTCGAAGTGGATATGCGACCAATAAACGTCTCATTAAATGCCGATACCTGGGAACTAGCTAAGCGGAAGAAGAACTTCAGCCAATGGATCAGGTTGAAACTCCATGAAGAACGTCGAGTAGCACGTGAACTAATGCAATTACAAGAGGATTTGACTCAAGCGCGCTCTGCTATCCAGCAATACGTCAAAGTTGTCGATG